ACACATGCAATACATGGAAGGAGACACGGGAGTTTCCAAGGCATACCCAACTAGTGTCGGGTCTAAACTATCTACTAAACTGGGTAGGTATTTTAACTGCGTGTGCAGAATAGATACTAGAACATCCAGTAAGGGAACTGAGCGTACCTTACGAACTGTTTCAGATCATAGAATGGATTTAAAAGTAACGGCTCCAAGTTTACTTGAGGCAAACGTTCCTTTAGATTTAGCTAAGTTATTTGAAGCTATTCAAACAAGTGCTCGTAAAAAATTGTCGAAAGACAATGTCATTAACATCAAAACAGGAGGTAAATAATGGCAGATATTCAAAACTTTTTAACCATGCATCCAGACGATATACCAGAAACGCAGGTGCTACCAGAAGGTAGTTACGACTTCGTTATCACTAGTTATCGTTCGGATAAAGTTGGTGAGAAGCAAAATGAGATTGTGCGTATCAACGTAAAGGCTCAAGCAGTTCTGGAATCAGACATCACAGATGGTGATTTGGAAAACTGTGAACCAACCAGATTGGAGTTCTGGGCTACTAAAAATGCTCTGAAACAGGGTAACCCTGTTATCTCATTGAAATCTTTCTTGTTTAGTGCTATGGGCATGGACAAGGTAGGCTTTGGTGAAGCATTAGAGCAAAGCATTGGTCAAACATTTAGCGGTGTTGTGAAACACGAAATGGTTGGCAGAAATAAAGATATACTACAGGCTTCGGTCAGTCGTATATTGAAAGCGGCATAATCATATGGGTGAGTATGCAGTGCACAGAAGAGTTGCGTCACAACTTGTAGATAAACCACAGATCTGCATTGTTATGGATCATCCTTCCAACGACGAAGTACGTTTGAATAAAATACTTGCAGGTGATTTTATTATAAGCAGAATCTGTACACAAGTCGGTATTGACATTAACAAATGCATGCTCACCCACGCATTCCAACTAAAGCCTGCACAGGACAACTTACAAAACTTCTTTCACAAAAGAAGTGAGTACAAAGCTTTATGCAAAGACTCTGAGTGGAGAACGCCTTATCCGATTACCACCTATGGATACCTCAAACAGGAGATGGGTCAAGACTTAGAACGTTTGTATAATGAAATCAATGAAGCACAGCCTAACGTAATTATTGCAATGGGTAGTATTTCATTGTGGGCACTGACGGGCTTTGATAAGATTGGTGTGTATCGGGGTGCTGTGATTGAATCTTCTACGGATTCTCTTAACAGAAATTACAAAATTATACCTTCTTATAGTCCGTCAGCCGTCTTTAAAAATTATGGATTTAGATATCATCTTTATTCAGATTATAAAAAAGCAAAACGAGAATCAAGAACATCAAAGATAAATTACGAAGAACGAGAACTTTGGATAGAACCAAGCATAGAAGACTTATATACATTTGAAAGTAAATACATCAAAGATTTGGGTGACACCAAGCCTTTATCATTCGACATTGAAACAGCAGGCGGGCAGATAACTTGTATTGGGTTTGCCCCCTCCTTAAACCACGCAATCGTTGTACCATTTACATATAACTATTGGGCTGAACCCGATAGGAAAAAAGCTTGGGCATGGGTTAAGAGATTATTAGAAGACGAGACCATAGTTAAAGTTGCACAGAACCAGACATATGATGTGTCATGGTTGAAGTATATGCAAGACATAGAAGTCAGAGGAACGATCCACGACACTATGCATGCACAACACTCATTGCAACCAGAACTAGAAAAAGGTCTTGGATTCCTGGGCTCCACATACACTAACGAGGGTGCATGGAAAACTTTAGCCAAGTTTTCTGACAGCACAAAAGCCGATGAGTAGTGAAACGACCCAATTTTTTCTCAGCTAAATCCATAGATAAAGTATGGGATCAGCAATCCGAATCTTATGTAAGATTGTGGCGAGCCGTCCTTGACCAACTGTTGCAAGATTTATTGTATGAAGGTAATGGTAAAGAAGATAGGAAAGCCCACATATATTCGTGGCAGTGGTTTGATAAAGATATAGAAGACTTTGAATCGGTGTGTGACTTGGCTGATTTAGATGCGGCTAGAACAAGGACAGAGATTAACAAACTAATGGAGAAGGTATATGGCAGTAACTATAAACGAAAATTTGAAGAAAGCAAAAGAGCTATTGAGTGGCGACAGAGAAAAAGAATACGGAAACAAAAAAGCCAATCATGAAAACATAGCTAAACTTTGGACTGCTTATCTTAAGACAGAAGTTTCTGCCCACGATGTAGCTATCTGTATGCTACTACTAAAAGTTGCACGACTACAACAAGGAACTCCTAGTGCCGATACATATATTGATATGGTAGGGTACTCGGCTATTGCAGGAGAGATATGCGAATAATTAAAAATACAGAAATAGGCAAACACGAGTTATCTAAGAATCAAATGAATTGGGTGTACTGTGCTTTAGATTGCACACTTACTCATGAGATATGGACAAAGATTTACGAAGAGTTGGATGAAGAAGTAAGGGGCACATATCAATTTGAATTAAACAGCTTAAAGCCTGCGATGAGTATGATGTTAAAAGGACTCAAAGTAGATGAGGAGAAAGTACGTAGTATAAAGGAACCTCTTAAGAAGAATAGATTAAAACTAGAACGTATGTTACATTTGTTTGCCAATGCTGTATGGGGTAAAGATTTAAATCACAACAGCCCTGTTCAACTTAAAAAACTTTTATACGAAGAACTAAACTTACCACCTGTTGTTTCCTACAAGGGGGGCAAGCAAAAGATATCTACAGATAGAGCGGCGTTGGAACAATTATCAGAAACATATCCAAGAGCCAAACCATTCTGTTACACCATACTAGCACTGCGTGATATCGACAAACACTTATCTGTATTGGCATCTACAAGAGACAAAGACGGGCGTATTCGTTGCTCGTACAATGTAGCAGGCACAGAGACAGGTCGTTGGTCTTCTTCAGAAAGTCCTTGGCGTACAGGTACTAACTTACAAAATGTGACGAAAGATTTACGCGCTGTATTCATACCTGACACAGGACAAAAAATGTTCTATGCGGATTTAGAACAAGCAGAATCTAGAGCGGTTGCATATTTAGCAGGCGATCAAAATTATATAGATGTTTGTGAGAGTACAGACTTGCATACAGAAGTTGTTAAAATGGTCTGGCCCAACATGGGTTGGTCTGGAGATCCTAAACAAGATAGAGCACTAGCGGACAAACCTTACTATTTGCATCACAGTTACAGAGATATTTGTAAACGAGCAGGACATGGTACTAACTATGGTGTTACGGCACACTCGCTTGCACGTCAGATTAAAATAAAAGTATCACAAGCTACAAGATTTCAGTTGCTTTATTTTGGTGGTATGGTATCATTAGAATCAGTAGAACGTTGGCATAAACAAGACATCAAGGGGGGCTTCAGAGAATTGATTGACCAAGGAGAAAAACTATCTGGCAATATGTTAAAAGTTAAAGGGGCGTTTCCTGGAATCAGAGATTGGCACCGTGCTATTCGCTTAGAACTAAATGAAAAGGGTTGCTTGACAACTCCATTAGGCAGACGCAGACAGTTTTGGGATAGACTATCAGACAATTCTACCTTACGACAAGCCATTGCTTATGTACCACAATCAACAATAGGTGACTTACTCAATCTAGGTTTGTACAGAGTATGGAATGAGTTGGCTAGTGAAGGTGTTGAAGTGTTGGGTCAAGTACATGATGCAATACTCGGTCAATGTCCTATAGATAAAATAGATGAACTAATGCCAAAAGTATTAGAAAGAATGCACAATCCATTGATGGTCGATGGACGTAAAATGATTATACCGTCTTCAGTTGAGATTGGTGACACATGGAAGGATATGAAAACATGGCACGGAATTACCCAGATTACATAAAGGCTTGTGTAGATGCAGTTAAATATAGCCCCATTCCTAAACCATTTGCACAATGGACAGCTATCTCATCAATCGCAGGTGCATTGGGAAGAAAAGTTTGGTTTCCTATGCCTAACTATAACATTGGGTCTAACCTATTTGTTATCCTAATTGCATCGCCTGGTCGTAATAAATCAGTAAGTTTAATAGTACCTTTCTCAAAAGTATTCAGTAGACTTACATCACCTGTAGGTGCAACAGAAGAAGATCATAATTTTAATTCTGGTTTAGATGCATATGGATTACGCAATCATCCTTTGTATTCTATACAAGATAGAATTACTCCAGAGAAACTTGCGGTTGATATGACTAAGATTACTCGTATGGATTTACGTTTATGTACAGAAGAGAATCCAGAATTTTATGATTCATCTTTGACTCTAGTAACTTCAGAGTTTGGTACATTCATGGGCAGGAACGAAAGATACTTGCAAATGTTTTTAACAGATATGTGGGATGCAAAAGATCAGTACAGTCACAAAACAAAAACATCTGGTGAATATATTATTGAAGGGCCTTGTTTAAATTGGATTGCGTGTGCAACACCAGAACAGTTTGTAGATAACTTACCAGAAGACGCAAGGTCACAAGGACTACTATCACGCATAATACCAATCTTTTACGAAGGCGAAAGAATACCACAAGACTTAAATCAAAAAGTTATTAGTGAAAGTATGCTCAACAATTTACGTAATGACTTAAGTCATGTTGCTAAAATGTATGGGCCTATGACTTTTCACAAAGATGCTTTTGATAAGGCCAATGAAGATATTTTTTACAACTTAAAACCAGAGCCAACAGATCCACACTTATCTGAGTACTGCCAAAGACGTGTATCCCACTTCTTAAAAATAGCAATCTCAGTGTCTGCTTCAAGACGTACTTCTCGTGAGATCATGTTGGAAGACTGGGAACTTACTAAAGAGATTATGTTTGATATGGAACAGAACATGCCTAAAGCACTGGAGGGTTTTGGTATGGCAAGAACAGGGCGTATTGCTCACGATATGAGGGTGTGGTTGGATGCCACACTTGCAGGCAAAAAGACGCACATAAGTATGCGTGCTTTTAAACGTGAGTTACTTAGAAAGATTCCCAATCCTGGCGAATTAGATCAAACTATAAGAGCAATGGAAGATTCGGGTTACATAAAAGTTGAAGGTAATTTAGTCTTTCCTTGTAAAAAGTGATTGATTGTTAAAATGAAAAATGTTATACTGCAAACTTTGCGTGTGAAAATAAAGGAAAATTATGAAACTAGAAATTGATATGACTAAAGACAATCTGCTACCTCAAAATGCAGTAGATATCTTACGAGATAGGTATATGTTACCAGAAGAATTAAGCCCACAAGAGTCTTTTGCTAGAGCTTGTATGGCATTTGCTGATAATAAAGCACATGCTGAAAGGCTGTATAAATATGTATCTAATCTGTGGTTTATGTTTGCATCACCACTCTTATCAAATGGGGGCACTTCAAGAGGTCTCCCTATATCTTGTTTCCTAAATTACGTACCAGACAGCCGTGAAGGACTGGCGGATCATTACAATGAAAACATATGGTTATCTAGTATGGGGGGCGGAATAGGTGGTTATTGGGGTCATATTCGCTCACAGGGACAGTCAACTAGTACAGGTAATAAAACCACAGGGGTAATTCCTTTTATGCACGTAGTAGACAGCCAAATGCTTGCTTTTAACCAAGGTTCTACCAGACGTGGCTCATATGCCAGTTACATGGATATATCACACCCAGAAATCGT